CAGCGCGCCGATGCTCTTGGCGAAATCCTGTGATTCCTTGTTACCGCCCTGTAGCTCGGCCTGAAGGTTCTTGAGGTTCTTGACCGTCGTGTTGAGCTGGGTGCCGCCACCGACCTTGTTGAACTCGCCGACCATCGCGATGACCTCGACGCGGGCATCGCGGATGCTCTTCTGGAACTGGCTCTGGATAAAGGCGTTGGCGTCCTTGATCCCCTCCAGCGGTGCGAGGATTCCCTGCGCAGGGCCAACGGTGAAGCCGCCGATCTCAACCGAGGTCAGATCCTTGAACTGGTCGACGAGTCCGCTCGCGCCCTTGACGAGGTCACCGATCCCACCGAGCGCGAGGCTGAGCGTGCCAACCATGCCGCTGACCGCGTTGGTGAACTCGGCCATCGGACCGGTGACCAGCGAGCCAAACGCGAGACCCAGGGCCGAGAGCTGGTTCTTGAGGTTCTCGGCCGCGCCCGTGAGACCGGCCATCCGGGCGGCGGCAAGCTCGGCGGCGGTGCCCTGCTCACCGAGCGAGTTGCGGGTGGCGTTGAGCGAGCCTTCGCCCTCACGCGAGATGATCGAGAACGCTCGCAGCGCGTCGACGCCGAAGATGATCTTTGCGTTTGCGTCCTGCTGCGCCCGACTCATCCCCTGCATCGCGACCGCGATGTCGGAGAACACCTCGGGACGGAGGTTGCCTTGCGCGTCACGGACCTGGACGTTCAGATCCCTGAGCACCTCAGCGGCCTGAGCGGTCGGGGCGATCAGGCGGGTGAAGGCGACACGGAGCGAGGTACCGGCGTCGGAGCCACGGATGCCGTTACGGGCGAGCAGGGTGAGGAGCGCGGTGGTGTCCTCGAACGAGACACCGACCTGACGGGCGACCGCCGAGGCCTGCTGGAGCGCAATCGCGACGTCCTGGATCGACCCCTGCGCCAGGTTGGCCGAGTTGGCGAACACGTCGGCGACGTGGACGGCGTCCTCACCGGCCAGGCCAAAGGCGTTGATCGCGGATGCGGCCAGCTCGGTCGCTTCGGCGTTGGTGATCGCGGCGGCGGTCGCGAGCTGCAACACACCTCGTGCCCCGGCGAGTGAGTCCTCGACGCTGAGACCTGCCTTGGCGAGGCTGGTCATCGCCTCGGCGGCATCGGCAGCACCGACACCCGGCAGCGTCACATCGCGTCCGAGCCGCTGTGCTGCCACGGCGACCCGTTCCATCTCCTCTGCCGTTGCCCCGGCGGTGACCCGGAAGACGTTCAGCTGACTCTCGAACGCGGCGGCGCTGCCGATCGCCTTACCGAATGCGATCGCGACGACGGTGCCCGCGATGAAGGCGGAGTTCGCCGACAGCACGGCCCCACGCAAACCGGCGAAGGAGGCCGCGCTCGCACCAATGGCGCGGGTGAAGAATGAGCGGCGCTTGGCGAGCGTCTCCTCACTCAGTGCCTCTCGCAGCGTCTGTTGCTCCGTCGTCAGCCGCGCCAGCGCCAGCTCCTCCTCCTTCGCGATCGCTGCCGCAGTCGTCGTCAGGTTGAGCCGCTCGGCCGTCTGCCGTGCCACCGTTGCCTCGGTCGCGAGCCTCTGTGCCGCCGCCTCCCTTGCCCTTGCGGCCTCCAGCTTGTTCATCGCGCCGATCTCGGCGTTGGCGATCGTTATCTCCGCAATCCGCGCCTTGTTGAGGACCTTCGTCGCCTGTGCTTGGGAAGCCGCCACCTGGGCCTCTTGACCCGCAGCACGCGCCTGCTTCTCCAGCACCGCCTCTCGGGCAGCCCCGGTAAGGGGCTTTCCAGTTCTGGAGAGCAGACCCTGTCTCGCCAGGTCGTCGAGAGCCTTTTGTCTCGCCCTTGTTTCAGCTGCGATGCTGCGTCGCGTCAGATCGTCGTTCTTCTTGTGGGCCGCGATCTCGTCGGCGTGCATCTGCGCCAACGCCTCTGCATTGGCCGCGACACGCGCGTTCGCTTCGAGCTTTGCGTCACGAGCTGCACCCGTCAGCGGTCTGCCGGTGCGCGAGAGCAGGCCCTGCGCCTCCAGGTCGGCGAGGACCTTGAGTCGTGCCTTCTCGTCAGCCTCCGCCCTCGCCTTGTCCATCGCGATGTTCCTGGCATGGGCCTTGATCTCGGCTGCCTGGATCTTCTTGATGACATCCAGCTCTGCCTTCTCACGCGCGCGGGCCTCGGTCTTCGCTGCCGCCGCCGCCCCGAACAGAGGCTTGCCGGTGTCCGAGAGGACCGGCGCAGGGCGTCTCGTGCGGGGCGCCCCTCCGCCACCCGTCGTTGTCTGCCGTGCTGTTCCTGCCGTGACCTTGACGTTCGCGGTGACCCTCTCAGCGACGGCCTTGACCTTGGTGCGCAGGTCACGCTCGAAGCCGGTCATATCCGGCGTGACGAGGATCTGTGCCTTGACCCTCTCCGTTACGCCACGAACGGCATTGCGTAGATCCCTCTCGAATCCAGCGGTGTTGACTGTGACCTTGACCGCAACCGGGGTCTTGGTCGCGTCCGCGAGTTCGAGCTTCAGCTGCTTGCGGAACTCCCGAGTGTTCGGGATGATCGCAATCTCAGCCGATGCGATGAACTCGGACATCTAGCCGCGTGGCCCCTTGAAGTTGGAGCCGCCCATCATCGACTGGAGCATCGCCATCGACGCCTTCTCCTGCGACGGCGTCGGGACACGCTTCTTCGGCGTCTCCGGGTCGGTCGGGTCAAGCAGCTTCCCGGCCAGCTCTGCTGTCGCTTCGTCGAACTTCATTCCCAGCTCCTGGTACACCTCGATGACGAGCGCCGTGACCAGGTCAAGCACATGCCGGAACTGGACACGGGACGGATCATGACCGGCTAGGACGAGCCTGCCACTGACGTAGGCTCGATTGGAAGTTGCCCATCCTCCGAGGGCGAGGATGGATCGGTAGGGTGCCGCGACGTCACCTCCAGCAGGTACTGGTAGATCGCCGAATACTGCGTGTGCGGAATCGGGTCCTTCCGCCGCTTCGTCAGCTTCCGCCAACGATTGACACCGTCGTTGAAGTCGGGGTCGATGAACAGCTCGATCCTGTGGATGAAGTCCGACAGCGTCGAGCGGACGGTGACCGAGACGTTGCCGTTCGTCTCCGTCGCCTCTTTCTCCTCGTCGCTCTCGTCGTCACGGTCGAACTGGTCGGCGATGTCCTCCCAGTAGGGATAGACCCAACGGAAGGCCTCCCCCATCACCTCAAAGTCGCGATCCTTCTCTCCCGAAAAACTCTTCATACCGTCCCTCCCTGAGGGTTATCCGAAGCCGTCCTCCCCGAGGGCGGCTTCTATGTTGAGGGCACCGCTTCGTACCCGTCGAAGCACACCGTGAGGGTGAGCTGTGAACCGCCGCAACCACCGCTCGGGGTCAACGGGGACAACGTCCCCCACAGCACCCCGCAGCAGCGCTCGAACAGTAGACCGTCTTCGATCAGCATGTGCAGGTAGTTCCAGAGCGCCCACTTGTCAGCGTTGATCTGCGCCGCCGCTGCCTGCTGCTCCGACGGGGGCGGCGGGTTGCCATCGTCGTCGGGCATCGGCACACAACGGGTGATGTGGACAATCAGGTTGACCTGGTTGATGTTGCTGCCCTTGACGACCTCGCGCTCCGTGATCGGGGCGACGTGCACCGCCAGCTGGTCGCAGCAGTCAAAGGCCGGTGGGCCAGGAGCGACCAGCGACCGTAGGGGCGCCCCCAGTAGCTCGGTCTCGTAGTCAGGGATCGTGTCGAGTGCTGCGACGCAGGCGGCGAGGTACTCGACCGCGAGAGCGTGCAGGTCGCCGGGGCCTTCGCCCATTAGCCGAACTCACGCCAGAGTGCCCGCTCCAGGAAGCGACCTTCGCGGATTTCCTTGTTCCCGAGATAGGTGTAGGTCGGCGGCAGATCCTCGGGCGGGGAGTCCTTGAAGCCGATCACCGCCACGACTTCATGTTCCATCGCGTAATCCACCACGTCTCCCCAGCCGGGGTTCCGGTGCATGACCGACTCAACCTCTTCGCGGGCAAAAGCCACAACCTCCTGCGCACGCCGTTCGATCTCTTGACCGACAGCGCCTGTGCGCGACCCAAGGAGCTGTTCCAGTGCCTGTTGATTGACGATCACCTTCCCCATTAGCTGAGCTGCTTGGCGAACTTTCGCCCGTCGGGGCTGTAGTTCATCGGTGGTCGCCGCATCCCATAGGGGGCGTAGGCGTTGAGGAAGTTGTCGACGATCTGGATCCCTGTCCGCCAGCCCTTGTCGCCCTGCTGACCGTAGAACCAGGCGATCGTGGCGGACTTGTCCATCGTCACGCCCTGGCGGGTGAGCCGGGTGACACCGGTCGGGAGCGCACAGTCACCCGCCCCCTCGCTGGCGCAGAGACGGAAGATGTTGCAGGCGAGCGCTGCGGCAGCGGCCTCGGCGAGCGCGGAGGGCGTGCGGCCGTACCAGTAGGAGATCGAGAACGTGCCCGGCTGGTCGTCTTCGAGCGAGAGATCCTGGCAGGCGGGCCAGAACTCGCCGTTCATCCGCGTCAGGTAGCGCTTCTGGTAAAGCCGGTACTCGGACGGGGGCACGACCTCGCCGTCAATTTTGACCTGGCTAACCCCCTGCACCGGGTAGCCCGCCAGCTTGACCTGCGAGAGACAGCCGCAGCCGCAGGAGCTGGCTCCGTGACTCCATTCGCTGCCGCCCCACAGCCAGCGCCAACCCCCCGCCTCGACGTAGTCAAGCCGCTGCCCACCCCAGCAGGAGCAGTTGTCACGGCAAGGACGAACGGTGATCGGACCGCAGAGACCGGAGAACTTGCCGCCGGAAAGCTCAAACAGCAGCTCCGAGGCGACTCGTGCGGCGAGTTCGAGCGACTCGGCATTGTCCGAGTCAAGCTCTGTCCCCGAGCAACAGGCGACGACGTCGGCTGCTTCGATCCAGGAGGCACAGGGACCGACGCCGGAAGGAACAACCGGTGCGTCGGTGGAGACGGTGATCTCCTCGGTGGCGAGGTTGACCGTGTCATCCCAGGTGAGGATGTAGGGGCCTTCCGCCGTCCCGTCTGGGAACACGCCCAGATAGCGGTACACCGCAATGTCGGCGACACACTCAAGCTGAAGGATGTTCGCGGTCGTGCGCGGCAACACGTTGTTGCCGTTGCCATCGTCGATCGTGACCCCGATCGTCCCGACTAGTCCACAGGGGAACCCTTCTGAGAAGGCCTCCATCGTGGAGCCGGGCAGGCCAGGGCCAAGCATGGGCGCATTCTAGGAGTGTGCGGCGGACGCTGCCTAGTCGATCAAGTTCGCGCCGAACAAAACCCAGACCCACAACGCGATCGCGATCGCGGCCAACAGCGCTTCTGACTTGGTGACGGACATGCGCTCATTTTATGGCTTTGAGCTGGACGGACAGATCGGTGACCGCGTTCCAGTAGTAGCTGCGGGCCTGCGCCTGCATCTCGGCGTTGCGGTTCATGATCTCGTCGGGCACCCCCAGGCCGTCGATCGTGACGATCTCGAAGTTGCAGCTGACCGGGTAGTGCTGCAACCCCTGCGCTTCCAGCCATTCGGGTGAGAGGTAGTAAAAGTTCGTCTCGTGGATGTAGCGGGTGTGTGACGGGTCCCAGAAGGCACGGTCACCCTTCGCGTAAGGACAGGTGAAGGTGAGCTTTGCGTTCTTGGCGCAGATCCGGTACAGCTCGTTGAAGAACATCCAGAAGCCGTCGACACCACCCCAGTCGGGACGGTAGTGCGGGATGTGCTCGATCAGGTGGTTGGAGACGACCTCGCGAACGGAGCGGTCCTTGAACGGCCACGGGTATTCCCACAGGTCGTGGACGTACTCGACGCCCTCTCCCGGCATGATGTCGACGCCCTTGAATCCGGGCGTTGGCCGTTGCCCGCATCCCAGATCGAGCTTTAGCCCGGCCACGGGCTGACCCTAGCAGCTTCGTCACTAGTGAACTAGGCTCTTATCCAGGCGAGGGCGTTCGTCACGCCAGCGGTTAGATGCGCTGCCCAATCGACCCACACCGAGCCACGCGTGGGCGCGCCCCCTGTCGTCTGCGTCGCTTCGGCGTTGCCGCTGCCCGCAGCGGCGCGCACTTCGACGAAGCCCGCCATCCCCTGCGAGTCGCTTCCCCACACCTGCCCCAGCAGCCTCAGGTTGGTAGGGAAGGTGCCGATGTTCCACGCCCCGGGCGAGGTGGCGTTGTCCTGCCCGAAGAAGTAGAGGACAAGGTCTCCTGCCGCCGTGGTCGAGATCAGCCCGGAGGCGTGGTCCGGCCCCGTCGTGTCGGTGCCCGCGTCCTGGTTGTAGCGGGTGACCGTACCCCCACCGGCCGCGATGCACATCGAGACCCAGTGGCAGCTGTCGGTCTGCGTGAACGTGTAGGTCGAAGGCTCTGATCCCCCGGCCGTTTTCTCCCAGTACGTCAGCGAGTTCGACTGTGGCACGGTCATCTCGATCAGCTCCAGCTGTGTCCAGGTGCCGTCGGGGGCGGTGACCGGGTTGCTCGTGTTCTGGTTGACGATCACGGCCCAGATCTTGTCTCCGCTCACGGCGTCGGTGGGCTTCGTCACCGTGATCGAGGTACCGGCAGCGACCGAGGCTCCGAAGCCGACGCTGGAGCGCAACGGGTCGGGGACCGCACCGAACGTCCAGCCGGTCGGGTCGGCCCCGGTGACGACGGTGGTGCCCGCGATGATCGTCTGGTTCGCCCCGTTCCCCATCGCGTCGGTGACGGGATAGGTGATCGCGGCCTGGTTGAACTCCCACATGCTGACCGGGTTCAGGTCGTAGACCGTCTGCGAGGCGGGCGTCGTCTCGATCGACTCGATCTGGCCGTCCGTGAGCGCGGAACTCCACACCGCCGCCACCGCCAGCCGCATGTCCTTCCACGACGAGAAGCTGCCGTTCAGCACCGCCCCGAACGAGATCTGGGTGATCGCCGTGGCGGAGCCGGTGAACGCACCGGAGCCATCCTGGTGCGTCCACGATCCCGCCCCGCGCTCCTTGCGATGGAAGCGGGGGGTGGTGCCCGGGCCAGCCCAGGTCACCGCCATCAGCTGCCACGCGGCAGCGGTCTCGCCGACGGTGCCGCTGATGTACTCGTTCGTGTCGCCGAGCGCCACCTGCCCGCCGCCGCCAGCGTTGTCGAAGAACCCGAACACGTCGACGGCCCCCGTCTCGCAGGAGACGTAGCATTCGCCCGCGCCCAGCGTCGTCGGGCGTACCAGGATGAAGATGGAGAAGGCCGAGTTGGCGACCGCCCCGAGCGTGCCGTTGTCGACGACAAGCCGGTCGCTGGTGCCGTTGAACTCGCGGACGGCCATCAGAGCGTGCCCACCCACATCACCCCGCCCAGCTCGCGGCTGGGGAGGGTGCCGGTCGGATCGGGGATCACCTCCAGCGTTCCCGCACCCGGGTTGGCGTCGTCGCCTATGACGTGCAGGACGTTCGTCACGGGCTACCGCTTCACCAAACTATGCGGTTGGCGGCGTCGTAATGACCGACCTTGACCCGATTGTCGGAGGCGATCCGGTAACCGACCTTGCGGGCGTTGCCCATGAAGTACAGGTCCTGCGTGCCGACGCGCGCGCCCCCCTCGGGTGTCCACTCGTTGAGAGTGCGGAACCACGGCTTCGGGATCCGCTCGTCGCGGAACAGGTTCATGTCAAACAGGGTGAAGCCCATCCCGGTGCCGTTGCATTCCTGCACCTGGTTGACCCGTGGCACCTGCGGCTGGAAGCCAAGCATCCCCTTCGGGTCGCCGTAGATCATCGGCTGCCCGCCGTCGCCCTTGGTGTAGTAAAGGCCCGCGACGATCGCGTACTCGTCGATCGACTCGAACAGCCGGTGGAGGCCGTCCGGGGGAGGCATGTTGTCCTCCTCGAACGTGAGCATGTACTTGAAGTTCGTCAGCGCCGGGTGGTTGAGGATCAGCTCGACCGCCTGGTTGTAGGCATCGGCGACCTCCATCCGCTCGATGAACATCCGCACGAAGGCCTGGTTCATCATCGGCACCATGTCCATCATCGACTGGACGACGCGTGCCGGGATCGAGCCTCTCGTCGGGCAGACCATCACCGTCGAGAGGTCGCGGTAGCCCTTGCCCTCCTTGATTCGCTTGCGGGTCTGGGAGGGCTTCTTGTTGTGAACACCGACGTCGCCGCCGATGATGATGGTGGGGGCGTCTGCATCAGACATGCGCTCTCCTCACAGCGTTTTCAGAAAGCCGATGGAAGCGGGAATGATTTCAAACTCGGTCAGCGTCGCCGGGAAGGTTATGTAGCTGTCGCCGGAGGCACCACCCGAGGTGCCGTTGTAGTAGGTCGTGACGGTTTGGCCCGCGCCCATCGCCGTCGTCGATATGTCATCGATGTAGAGCCGGATCCGCAGCCGCTGCCCATCCGTGATCGCCAGGTCGTCACCCGAGACGTTCGCGGTTCGCGCCACCTCCGACGTGGTGAGTTCGCCGAAGTCAAGACCGGACGGCGCGATACACCACGACGCCCACACGGTGGGGCTGCTGCCGTCGCCCTCGACGCGCGCGATCTCCACCCGGATCGAGGCGTTCGCCGCGATCGCGGATTCGAGCGCGCGGATGTTCGCCTGCGCCATCCCGGTCAACGTCACCGCCTGCAACTGCTTCGTGAACCAGTCGACGACGGTGCCCCCGGCAGTGTCGGTCACCTGGATCGGGGTGGTGAACCCGGCCGCCGTGTTCGTCACGTCGTTGACGACACCGCTGCCGCGTGACGTCCACGCCTCGCGGTCGACCGAGGCGGTCGAGACGGCGGAGGCGGTGTCGGTCAGATAGAGCGTCGTGGTGCCCCCGGTCGCGAACGTCAACCGCGACGCAACAGCCGCTCCAATGCCTCCCAGGCTGACCCAGGATGACCCGTCGAAGCGGAAGTGTCCGGCATACCCGCTCGGAAATGAGCCAGCCGTCGCATACCTTGCTTGGTAGGCGTTGCTGAGATCAACCGCCCCAGATCGCCGCATGACAAGCCAGTAGGTTGTGCTCGCGGTGAGCGAGATGGAGACGGAGTAGGTGTACTCGGTGGCAGTCGTCGTCAGCGAGGCGCCGCCGACTGTGGCGACCGTACCAACGACAGATCCCGATGGGACTCCCGCAGAGTCGCTCTGGATCTCCAGCACAAGGTTGTCCGTCGGTGCCCCGGCCTTATAGAGCGTCGCCCGAACTTCGGTCAGAGTGCCTTGCGCGGTAAAACCCCATGCTGCTTGCGTCGAACTGGCTGTCGCACCAATGCCTTGGGGGTTCGCCGCGTCCGTTGACGAAATGACTGCCGTTCCGGGCGCGTTCTCGAACGTGATGTCCTCGGTGAACGTGACGTAGCTGTCACCGTCGGCGTCGGCGGTCGGGCCGGACACTCGGGCCGAGAAATTGAACCCCGTTGCCATAACCCCAGCGTCGCCGCCAACGATCCTGATTCTGATCCGGTCACCACGGTTCACCGTCTGCCCCGTGTACGCACCCGAGGTCATTCCGCTCGTAAAGTTGTTGACGGCGGCAGCAAGTGCAAGCTCGGTCGCGTTCGTGCTCTGAACGATGTTCGTGATCGTGTTCGACCCATCGCCCGCGAAGGAGTTGGCGCGAACGATGTCGATGATCACGTTGATCGCGACATTCGCGTTCATGCTGTTCTCTAACGCCCAGATGTTGGCCGTGATCGTCCCCGAGATCGTGACGTCGACAGCGACCGGCGGGGTGAGCCACTCAGCAGTGGAGCTAGCCGCCTCCAGCTCGACACCATTGGTCGGGCCGGTGACCGTGACGCCCGTCACACTGACGGCCGCAGCCCCCCGCGATGTGGAAAGCGCGACCGGAATCCATCCCACCGCTGTTCCGTCCCGCTTGGCCGTGTTCGTGCCACGGTGGGTATCGGCCAGTGTGTTGCTGGTCTGGAAGAACAACTGCGTCGCCATCTAGTGCCACGGCCTCCAGGCCCGCCGCTCCGCGTTCAGATCGTTCTGCCCCGGCCAGCCATCGAGCCGAAACCAGAGCCGCTTCCAGAGAGGCGTCTGCAAGGTGTCAAACCGCTGCGCGTGGTCGGAGACGATCTGCTCCAGCAACTCGACCTTCGTGTTGAGCGAAAGGAGGAGCTGCTGGTCGGTCATACCGTTGAGCTTCGCAGATGCCAGACGGGTGCGCGGAGCACGATGCTGCCGCTGCCGCGAAGGTCGGTGAAGGCGACGCTGTTTGGCATCCCGGCGGTCGAGACCGACCAGACGCCGAGACCAAGCAGCCGCTGGTCGGAGGCGTTGGAGCCAGCACCGATGATCCCCGACCAGGGGTCGGTCGTGAACTTCGACAGCAGCAGCTGGTTGACGGTGTGCCCTGCCACGCCGCCGCTCGTCGTCCGCAGGTTGATCCCCATCCAGTAGTCGCTGCCGGTCAGCGTCATCGTCCACGGGATCGTGAGGTGCTTTGGCCCGCCGTAGCGCGAGTACGAGCCTGCGGTGCCCGACCCGGTGAAGTTCGTCGTGACGCTGGTCGAGGAGATCAGCGACAGCGTGCTGACGTTCTGGGTGTAGAGGCCAACCCACTGTGAGAGAGTGATCGAGCCGGACGAGTTTGTCGCGTTGGTGATCTGGAGGCCAATCGCGATCCGGTCGAACTGGATGTTCGGCAACCGCACCGGGGCGAGATGGAGCGTCCCCGCGCCCTGGAAGCCGGTGACCATCGGTGACTCGTCGTACGGTGCGTGAGACGACACGGTCAGCGGCATCACCGAGATCGTGGAGCCGCTGGTGCTGATCGAGATCCCGTTGGTGCCAACCAGCGACGAGGTGGCGGGGCCAAGGATCGAGATCGTCGACCCGTTCGTGCTTGTCGAGAGCGGCGCGACAGCCGACAGCGCCGACGACGCCAGCCCGGAGATGGTGAGGGTGCCTCCGTTTGCCCCCGTCGTCTGCGAGAGGGTGATGTTGTTGCCCCCGGCGAACACAAGCTGGGTGCCGGTAATGCCCGTCGCACCGCTGCTGTTGCCGAGGGTCGAGACACCACCGGAGAACGCGCCCCCGGCGGGTGACTGCCCGGAGATCGAGATCGTGCCGCCGTTCGCGTCGGTCGCCTGCGAAAGGGTGATGTTGTTCGTGCCGACGATCACCAGCCGGGTGCCGGTGACCCCGGTCTGACCCTGCGTGTTGCCGCCGGTCGAGACCCCGGCGGAGAAGCCCCCTCCCGCTCCGCCAGAGATCGTGACCGCGTTCCCCGCCTGGCTGAGCGTGATGTTGTTTCCGCCCGCAAGCGTCATCGTGCCGCTGGAGATGTGTGCCATCGCCCCGGCGGTGTTGCCCGAGAGCGTCACGTTGTGGACGTTCTGCGTCTGGACGCTCTGGGAGTTGACCGAGAACTGGTACTGGTTCCCTGTCGTCGAGCGGATCGTGATTGCTCCCAGCTCCGACAGCGACACCGTCCCTGACGTGTACGTCGTCTGCGAGTTCGCCAGCCCCGAGATCCCGGTCTGCGCGTTCGGGGCGCTGATCGTGATCGTCCCCGAGGCCCCGTTGAGCGACTGGCTGAGGGTGATGTTGTTGCCACCCGCGAGCAGCATCCGCACCTGGGCACCCGAAGCGATCCCGGTCGTCCCGGACGTGTTGCCGATGTTGGACATCCCGATGCTCTGGGACTCCGCCGTCTGCGCGGCAACGCTGAGCTGGAATTGATTCCCGGTCGTGGAACGGATCGTGATCGCGCCCAGCTCGGAGAGGCTGACCGTCCCGGAGGTGTAGGTCGTCTGCGAGTTGGCGATCCCTGAGATCGCTGTCTGTGTCTCGGCCCCACCACCCGCGCTGATCGTGATCGCGTTCCCGGCCTGAGAGAGGGTGATGTTGTTGCCCCCAGCCAGGGTCATCGTTCCGGAGCTGATCTGCGCCATCGCCCCGGACGTGTTCCCCGAGAGGGTGACGTTGTGCAGGTTCTGCGTCTGCACCGTCTGTGAGTTGACGGACAGCTGGAACTGGTTCCCGGTGGTCGACCTGATGGTGATCGCGCCCAGCTCGGACAGCGACACGGTTCCCGACGTGTACGTGGTCTGGCTATTCGCGATGCCAGAGATGCCCGTCTGTGCCGTCTGCGCGTTGACCGAGAGCTGGAATTGGTTCCCCGTGGTGGAGCGGATCGTGATTGCGCCCAGCTCGCTGAGGCTCACTGTCCCCGAGGTGTAGGTGGTCTGCGAGTTCGCGAGGCCGCTGATCCCCGTCTGCGCGGTCTGTACCGGGGCGCTGATGCGGATGATGTTCGCGGCGGTGTTGACGGTCACGTCACCAAAGCCGCTGATGCTGACCGTCCCCGAGGAGAAGGTCGTGTTCGAGACGACGAAGTGCTGCACCCCCGGCTGGGTCGACTGCGCGTTGACGCTCAGCTGGAACTGATTGCCGGTGGTCGACCGGATCGTGATCGCACCAAGTTCGGAAAGAGAGACCGTCCCCGACGTGTAGGTCGTCTGCGAGTTTGCGATCCCCGAGATGGCCGTCTGCGCCGCCGCCGGGGCTGCGACCGAGATGTCAACCCGCTGCCCCGTGTTGGAGCTGACGGTGACCCCGCCACCAACACCTGAGAACCGGACGCTGCCTGAGGTGTAGGTGGTATCGGAGGCGATGATCCCGCCGATGAACGTCTGCGTCTCCGGCTGCACGCTCTGGGCGTTGACGCTGATCTGGAACTGGTTGCCGGTCGTCGAACGGATCGTCACCGCGCCGAGTTCGCTGAGGCTGACGGTGCCCGACGTGTAGGTCGTCTGCGAGTTGGCGATCCCACCGACGAACGTCTTTGTCTCGGGCTGCACGCTCTGCGGGTTGACCGAGAACTGGAATTGGTTGCCGGTGGTGGAGCGAATCGTGATCGCCCCGAGTTCGGACATCGAGACGGTGCCGCTCGTGTACGTGGTCTGGGAGTTGGCAAGACCCGAAATCCCGGTCTGTGCACCACCCACGTTGGGGCCGCTGATCGTGACGGCGTTCCCGGCCTGACTGACGGTGATGTTGTTCCCCCCGGCGAGCGTCAGTGTCCCGGAGCTGACCAGCGCCTGTGCGCCGGAGGTGTTGCCGCTGAGGGTGACGGCAACCATGTTCTGGGTTTGCACCGTCTGCGCGGCAACGGAGAGATCGACCCGCTGGCCGGTGTTCGAGGAGACCGTGATCCCGCCACCGACACCCGTGAAACGGACCGTGCCCGACGTGTAGGTCGTGTCGCTCGCCGCGACCCCGCCCAGGAACGTCTGTGTTTCGGGCTGCACCGACTGCGAGGCGCTGATCCGGACGGAGCCGTTCGAGTAACCGACGCTGACGATCCCATCGCCCCGGAAGGAGAGCGTTCGCGCGTCACGGGTGGTCGAGGACGACTCCCCCGTCGTGTTCCCAAGCGCGTACAGCCCCAGCGTCTGATCGGTTTGCGCGTTGACCGAGAGCTGGAACTGATTGCCGGTCGTGCTTCTGATCGTGATCGCGCCAAGCTCTGAGAGCGAGACGGTGCCGCTGGTGTAGGTCGTTTGCGAGTTCGCGATCCCGCTGATCGCGGTTTGCGCGCCGCCGCCGCCGCTGATGGTGACCGCGTTGCCCGCCTGCGAGAGCGTGATGTTGTTGCCACCCGCGAGCGTCAGCGTGCCCGAGCTGATCTGGGCCATCACGCCAGCGGTGTTGCCGCTGAGCGTGACGTTATGCAGGTTCTGCGTCTGGACGGTCTGGTTGGCGGCGCTGATCGTCAGCGTCCCCGACGCGCCGTTCAGCGACTGCGAGAGGGTGACGTTGTTGCCCCCGGCAAAGAGCATCCGCACCTGCGCCCCGGAGGCGATCCCGGTGGTGCCCGAGGTGTTGCCGATGTTCGACATGCCGATCGACTGCGACTCGGCTGTCTGCACGGGAGCGCTGACCCGGATGATGTTGGCGGCGGTGTTGACCGTCACATCGCCAAAGCCGGACAGGCTGACGGTGCCGGAGGAGAAGGTGGTGTTGGAGACGACGAGATGCTGGATCCCCGGCTGCACCGTCTGCGCGGCGACGCTGAGGTCGACGCGCTGGCCCGTGTTCGAGCTGACGGTGATCCCGCCGCCAACCCCGGTGAAGCGCACCGAGCCGGAGGTGTACGTGGTGTCGGAGGCGATCACGCCCGCAATGAACGTTTGCGTCTCGGGCTGCACGCTCTGGCTGGCGCTGATCCGAACCGAGCCGTTCGAGTAGCCAACGGAGACGATCCCGTCGCCGCGCAGGCTGACGGTGCGCGCATCCCGGGTCGTCGAGGAGGACTCCCCGGTGGTGTTGCCGACCGCGTACATGCCGAGCGATTGGTTGCTCTGCGGGTCGACGCTGAACTGGAAGCGCTGCCCCGTCGTCGAGCGGATCGTGATCGCGCCGAGTTCGGAGAGCGTGATCGAGCCGGACGTGTAGGTCGTCTCGCTGTTCGCGATCGCGGAGATGCCGGTCTGCGCGCCGCCGACGTTCGGCCCCGAGATGGTGACCGCATTGCCGTTCTGGCTGACGGTGATGTTGTTGCCGCCCGCCAGGGTCATCGTGCCGCTGGAAATCTGGGCCAGCACCCCGGCGGTGTTTCCGCTCAGGGTGACGTTGTGCAGATTCTGGGTCTGCACGGTTTGCGCGACGGGCGCGGCAACGGAGATGTCGATCCGCTGCCCCGTGTTCGAGCTGACCGTGACCCCCCCGCCGACCCCGGTGAGGCGGACGGTGCCGCTGGTGTAGGTGGTGTCGCTGGCGGCGAGACCAGCGACAAAGGTCTGTGTTTCCGGCTGTACGCTCTGGGCGGCGACGGAGAGCTGGAACGCGTTCCCGGTGGTAGAGCGCACCGTGATGTTCGCGAGGCCGCTGAGGTTGACGGTGCCGCTGGTGTACGTCGTCTCCGAGTTGCGGATCCCGCCCAGGAAAGTCTGCGTCTCGGGCTGAACCGACTGGCTGCCGCTGATGACCACTCGCTGGCCGGTGTCGGAGGCGACGGTGATGTTGCCCGCCCCCGTGATCCGTACGGTGCCGGAGGTGTAGAGAGTGTCCGAGGCGCTGATCCCGCCGATGAAGGTCTGTGTCTCGGGCTGCACGCTCTGCGGAGCAACGGAGAGCTGGAACTGATTCCCGGTGGTAGAGCGAATGGTGATTGCGCCCAGCTCGCTGAGCGAGACCGTGCCCGACGTGTACGTCGTCTGGCTGTTGGCGATCCCAGAGATGCCTGTCTGTGCCCCGGCCACCGAGGGGCCAGAGATCGTGACCGTCCCACCCGCCGTATTGGTGCTCTGCGAGAGAGTGATGTTGTTGATCCCGGCAAAGACCAGGCGCGTGCCAGTGACGCCGGTATCGCCAAGCGTGTTGCCAAGATTCGATGCCCCGGCCGAGAACAGGCTCTGCGTTTGCACCGACTGCGAGGCGTCGATCACGACCCGCTGGCCTGCCGAAGAGCGGACGGTGACGATCCCGGAGCCGGTGAACTCAACCTGGCCCGAGGTGTAGGTCGTGTTCGAGGCGGCGATCGAGGAGATCCCCGTCTGCGCGCCACCGACGTTTGCGCCCGAGATCGTGACGGCGTTCCCCGCCTGCGAGAGGGTGATGTTGTTTCCGCCCGCGAGGGTGAGTGTCCCCGAGGAGATCGCCGCGAGTGCCCCGGCCGTGTTTCCGGAGAGCGTCAGGTTGTGGAGGTTCTGGGTCTGTACCGTCTGGCTGGCGGCGGAGATCGTGATCGACTCGGAGGCCCCGTTGCTTGAGCCGCTGAGGGTGATGTTGTTGCCGCCCGCGAGGACAAGCCGCCCGGCGACGGTGCCCGAATGACCCGAGGTGTTGCCACCGGAGATCCCGGCGCTGAACTGCGTCCCGGTCTGTGCGACCGGGGCAGCGACCGAGAGGTCGATCCTCTGCCCGGTGTTGGAGGAGACGGTGATCCCGCCCCCGACCCCGCTGATCGTCACCGTGCCAGAGGTATAGGTGGTGTTGCTAGCGGCGATGCCGCTGATCGCGGTCTGGGGCGCTTGGGTGGTGCCAAAGACGAACGTGACCCTGACCCGCTGCCCTGCGAGCAGCGCCCCACCGGAGGCGATCGACGCGACCGGGATGTCGAAGTAGCCGCCATCGTCGGTGGGAGTCGAGGTGACCTGGTAGACCTCGTAGCGCGTCGCGTCGTTCTTGTCCTGCACGACGATGCGGGAGCCAGTCGTCAGCAGTCCCATCCAGAGGGAGGCATCGACGGCGTCGGCGGTGTCGTCGTCGATCCACATCTGCGTCGCCAACGCCTGGTTCGCGTTGTTCAGACGCAGCTGCTGATTACCAGGTGGTTCGCTAGTGGTGGTGTTGTAGATCCACTCGAAGGACTCGGTCGCCGAACCACCCGCGTCACCGATGATCGTGATCGTGTTGCCGTTCTGGCTCAGCGTGATGTTGCTGCCACCGGCCAGAGTGAGCGTCCCAGAGGAGACCAGCTGGGGCGCCCCCGAGGTGTTCCCGCTCAGAGTGAGGTTGAACAGCCCCTGCGTCTGGAGCGACTGGGTGATCCCCGAGATCGTGACGGTGCCACCGTTGAGGTCGGTGGCCTGCGAGAGGGTGACCCCGTTGCCGCCCGCGAGCACAACGCGGGAGCCGGTGATCCCTGTCTGCCCCAGCGTGTTGCCAAGGTTCGAGACGCCCAGGCTGAAGGAGCCGCCGCCACCGCCGCCACCGGGGCCAAAGGTGAACGATGCCCCGTCATAGGTCGGGACATCCCCAGCCTGGATGCCTGCGCTAACGACATCCCTGAGTTCGACGAGCCTGCGTGGAAAGAGGATCGCGGTTATGGCTGACGTCTCCTCTCAGCGGCTCGGGGGGCGCTCCGTCCGCTGGAGCGCCCCCTGCTTCATCCGACCTAGCTGGACGGCGTCACGTTCTGGTAGTCGCAGGCGGCGGTCGGCGGATCGACGTCCGTCTTCCACCAGCCACCCTCGGCGATGTCCTGCCCGTCGGGCGGGCCGTCGCCGTAGGGTCCGTCGCCCCACTGGGTGTTCGTGCGGGAGAAGCCGTTCACCGTCGGCAGGGCGATGCCCTCCTCGAAGGTGTTGTCGCCCATCTGCCAGACCGTCTTCGGGAAGACCCAATGGATCCAGGGGAACGTCCCGTCCTGGCCTGAGCCGACGATGTGCTTCGTCCAGAACTCCAGTGCGACGGCAGGCTCGTCCTCTCCGCACTCCAGCGCACCGAGGAACGCCTGGCCGACGATGTCGGCCCCGTCCTCGATCGTCGGGGTGCCAAGCAGGAGCGCCATCATCGCCGGTTCGAGTGCCGCGTCGACGAGCGAGAACTCGAACCAGTTGAAGGTGTCGTTCGCCTTGAAGCGAGCGACCGAGCAGCCGCAGCCGTTGCGCTGCGAGAACGTGTCGCCTGTCTCGATGTTCGGAGTCAGGCTGATCGACGTGACGTTGTCGGTCACGTACGAGTTGTCAGTCGTGCCGGTGACGTTTCCTGCCGCATCCACCGCCGTTAGACGGACAGCGCAGACGCCGAAGGAGACGCCGCAGTTGACTGCCATTACTGTCTACCTCCCTTCGCGGCCACCATTACGGCGCCCAGTCGATGAGGACGGCCGCATGTGGATGCGTGTCCCATGTCGCGAGCACGTACCGCTCGGCGCGGAACGTGACCTCGTTGATCGAGCGATCGAGCACTTCGGAGATGTCGGGGATCGCGACCGCTGAGTGTCTGATTTCGACTGGGCCGGTCGCGTAGGCCCAGGACTGCCCTGCTGCGGCAGCCCCACCTCCGCTCGGTGTCGCCCCGGCATAGCCACCGCCGGAGACAACCCTGTTGCCGTTGGCGCTGATCAGCTCTCCGTTGATCAGGCTGATCCCGAGGTTGTTCCAGTGCGCGATCGGACCGGGGGTCGCGTGGATCATCCCTTGCTTCCCTGTTTCTCCGATCGCTTCCTCCAGCCAGGCAAGCCCGATCGCGGCGGTGACCGCCCCGGCTCCTGCTGGTAGATCGACCCCGGCCATCGCGAAGAACGGGTTGGTCGGGATCGCTGTTCCCTGGGAGAGCTGTTGTTCGATCGCGAATGATTCGGTTGCTTCGAGCGCAATCTCTGCTCGACGCATGAACTCATCCGGATCACCGATCGACATCGACGAGCAGGTGATGGGTAGGTAGACGACGAAGCTCGCGAACGAATTGAGATCGACCCCCGAGCCTTCCTCCTTCTCACGGAAGGTCCCGGCTGAACAGGGGTCCCACGTTGCGGGCGGTCCTTCCGGATACGGATAGACCGTTGCCCCGCTCAGCCAATGCTCGTCCGGCGGCGGCTTGAGAACGCCGGGGGTGTTGAGCAGTGAGTGAGGCGGCGCGACGGGAAGGTGACCGTCGTCGAGGACGATCGGCGGGCCGAACGTCATGGTGCTCACGCCGCCCTCCTCTCAAGCAGGCTCGGGAGGCGGTTGCCCGCCTCCCGAGATCCAGTTGCCAGATGCACGATCTGTGTTCCTCTCCCGAACTAGCAGGAGATTGCCGTCCCGAGGGCCGGGAACTGGCCGTTCGGGCAGATCGTGACCGAGAGCCAGCGCGCTGCCTGGGTCGGGCCGATCCGTGCCACGTTCTCGAACGTCTCACCGAAGACCTGGTAATCGTTGGTCTGGTTGAGCGTCGAGTCGCGGACAAGACCCAGCTCCAGCGTTCCGCCGTCGAGATGGAGGAACGTGCCTGCCGGGAACAGCGCGATCTGGGCGATGTCCGGGAAGTCGTCGATTGCCGACGCCGTCTCGGCTGCGAAGCCCTGCGGGGTTCCCGTGCTGGGCGTGTCCTTGTACCAGGTCGGCTCGATCCCGTAGCGACGCAGGGTCGAGGTCGCCTCTTCGAGGGCCATGAAGCGGTCGAACTGCGCCGACACCTGGTCGGTGATCAGGAGGTCGGGCAGCCACTCGGGTGCGAGCACGCGGAGCGTAAAGTTCCGCTCCAGGCGCAGCACGTAGCGCATCGAGGCGCGTGAGCGGGTGAGCGCGTAGACGAGGTGCGACCACGCGTTGAGCGTTGCCGCGCCACCGGTCACGTTGATCGAGAGCGCCTTGATCCGATCGAGCAGGCGGGCCTCGGCCGTCCGTGCGTGAGCGGCCATCGTGATCGCGTTCTCGTGTGCGATCCCTTCCGGCCAGGCGCGGGCGTTGAGGTTCCCGTACTCGCGGCAATGCGAGATGATCCCGATCGCGACGTCCGTCCAGGTCGGGCAGGTCTGGTCCTGACAGGACTTTGTCGCGAAGGTGCCACCCTGTGCATCGGCGGACTCCTCGATCACGGTGATCGCGGTCGTGATGTCACCGATGTAGGAGACCGAGGGGACGGAGACGCCACCCCGCTCCGCCCGGAACGACGGCAGCGAGTCCCTGACGGGACGGTCGTTGACCGCCAAGTCGGGGATGTCGTAGAACGGGGTCAGCGGGGCGCAGAGGCCACCTGAGGCGACCAGTGCCTGCTGTCCCTCGGGGCCGAGGAACGGGTTCCCGACCTCGCGTAGCTTGCGGGCGTTGCCGGAGTGATCGCCGTCGATCAGCGTCATCTCCTCGGGGAAGTCGTACTCGACCGAGGCGACGAGCAGCTTCTCCTCGACCCCGTGCTCGTGCTTGACGGGGCGCGAGCGACGCGAGACGTGCTCGATCAGGGCCTTGGCGAAGCCGAGGTGATCGAGCTTCTCCCCCGCACGGACGCCATCGACGCCAGCGGCGGCGACGAGCTGGGCACGACGGGTGTCCTCACCCGGGGTGCGGTCCGGCTCGGGCTGCGGCGGGCGACGATAGATGACGCGCGGCTGCGGCTGCGGAGGCGATGAGGCGGTGACGAGCGCAGGCTCTTCCTTGCTCTCGACCTCGACCTTGACCTCGTCCTTCTCCTCTTTCTCTTCGTCCTCGTCCTCGTCCTCGGACTTGACTTCCTCTTCGACGTCGTCGGTCGCGTCGGCAAGTACCTCGCCGACCTCGTCCGCCGTCTCCTCGGTCTGCTCGGCGGGGCGGACCCCGGCGATCAGCTCGGCCCGGCGGGCCTCGAACGCCTTTGCGGCCTCGACCCGGAGGCTCTGCTCGGCCTGGATCGCCTTGACCTGCTCGGTGCCGAGTTCGAGACCGGTGATGATCTCGTCAGCGGTCAGACCACCGACGTACTCCTCGTCGTTCTGCTCGATCTTGCTGAGCGCGACGTCGTGCTCGTCGAGCAACGCCTGGAGTTCCTCGTCACTGAGCGCAGCGAGGTCCTCGGGAAGATCCGGGAACAGCGGGTCCATCTCAGACTCCTTATTGACGTGATGCGATTCACGCCTGGAGTCCCCTGGACCCGGCTAACGGCTGAACGCCCAGCGCCTACCGCTGGGCGGAGGTATAGCAGGCTGGGCGGAGGGCAGCTAGTCCTCAGCCTAAGAAGCTGATTGCACGACGACCCTTATCGCCAAACCTGCTCGCCTGGCGGATCGTTGAGGGAAGCTCGTTGCGGTGCTCGACCAGGCAGGGAACGGTGGCCCAGAAACGGATCTGTTTGCGGCGTGCCCAGTAGCCAACGACGGCGTCGTCGGAGCGCTGCACGCGGGGGCCGGGAACCTTTGGCTTTGTCTCCCACCAGTCGAGGAAGGCCTGTGCCTGGGTGACCGGCCAGACGGTGGCGACGACGTGGTGGATCTCACGGAAGTAGACCTGTGTCCAGGGGTTGCCCGCCTTGAGCGCGCTAAGGAACTCGCGCTGGGTGCGTCCATGCAGGCCACCGACGAACAGCGAGAGGATGTCGGCGGGACGTCCCGCGACCGCGTCCTCGACACGACGCTCGAAGTCGGTGCAGACGGTGACGTCGTCCTGGAGCACACACAGGTGGGTGACTCCTGGGCCTGGGTTGGCAAGACAGCGGAGGAAACAGCGGAGCGGGTTGGGGTCGCTCTCCGCCTCCTCGTCTGTGATCACTTCTACCGCTGGCGGTAGAAGTGGGAGCAGCGGGTCAAGGGCACTCTCCCGACCCGCTGCATGTTGAACCCGGTAGCCGATCTTCACCGGTATGCGTCAAACATCGTTCCCTTGCAACCAAGCGCCTTGACGCGCTTGCGGATGTGCGCCCTGACCCGCATTCGCTTCGCGGGTGTCTGGGCACGACCCTGGGCGCGGATCGCGTTTTGTGCGTCAGCGCAGTTGCGGATCGGATAGCTGCCATCGGGGAGCGCCTGCCCGGCACCGGCCGCACGACGACGTTCCTTCGCTGGGATCGTTGCGAAGCCGTCGTCCCACTCAGTCGGGAAAGGGCGCACCAGCTCCTGCGCCCGCATCAGCAGCGCACCGAAACGCCGCTGTTCCGCACGGGTGAATGGGACTGGCTCGTGGAAACCAGCGGCGACGAGCGCGACGACGCGTTCCTCGTTCCCGGAGGCGACGAGCGAGGCCTCGTAGCGGGGGACGGGGAACCCGGCGACGGGGACGGAGAGCGCGGCGCACAGTTCGAGCGAGTAGTTCTCCTCGCGCCAATCACCCGAGGGTGGGTTGGCTTCCATGTCTCGTACTCTCTCGGCGGGGCAGTCGGAGCGGACTGCCCCCGAGAGCCAGATCCCGTGCTTGCCGTCGGAGGCACGGACAAAGGCACCGACGGTGCCGGTCTTGTCGTAGTGGTCGATCGCGCCCTTTGTCCCGAGCCAGGAGGTGGTGGGGGCGTGCCCCCCTTCGCCGACCGTGATCCGGCCGACGTTGACCTT